ATAGATGGATTGACGGGAAGGCATGGTTGGGATGTAACAAAACCTGACGGTTGGGCTTATGGAAGAAATAGACCATTCCCAGCACATGAGAGAGTTGGAACAAGAGCAGGTTATTCTCCTTCATTATACGCTGATGCTGGTCTAAATGGTTGGGGCGTTTCTGCTGGAACTAATACACTAGCATCGGGTGCAGAATCAACAAAGATTGGACTATCAGAAATGGGTTGTTCTCCAATATGGTTAGACATGGAAATGAAGGCTTTTATTCCGATTCAAAAAGATAGGCTTCTTTTGATTGAGTTTGACAATGGAGTTACGTTTGGAAAAACAGGCCGACATTCGATGCTAACTCACGGTGGAACAAACAATTTCCTTCAAGGTCATGGCTTCTATTCAATATGGGATGGATTGGGTATTCAAACTCATCCGATAGCAACCAAAGTTAATCTGTTTGGTCAAGCAGATAGTAATTCATCTTATGCTGTGAATAGGCCGACAATTTGGGCTTGGGGAACAGATACAGAATGGTTCACAAATAAGTGGATTAATAGTGATGATAATCTATTCCCTGTTGACCCATCAGCAAACCCAGCAATACGACCAAGTGGTGCTAAAGGAACAGCAATTGGTGGTAATAATGGTTGGGGAAGTTTAGGAAATCTTTACGGCTACGGAACACCTAGAACCATGTCAGAAGGAATGCACACAATCAGGACAGTTTTTACTGAGGCTGGAATGACTTACATCCTTGATGGAACAACAGTTGGAACAGATACTAATTCAGCAAATGCAGTATGGGGAATGACAATAAAAATTGGAGATTCTATGGGATTGATGAATCCTGTATTAACCCCTATTGCTATTAATAATAATGCGGGTGAATTAGTAGCACCAACAAGACCAAATTTGAACGTCAGTCAAGCAGATTTACAAATTGACGAAATCATTCTCCGTCAGATTCCAACAAAACCAATGTTACCATTTACAGTTGATTCAATGAAACAACAAATCACAAACGTGGCAAGATACAATTCTTTAGATGTTGAAGTCAACAATGTAGATACGAGTAAAGGGATGAATATCACAGCAACTTTGCTTGAGCCACCAACATCAACACAAAATGGAATTGAGATTGAGGCTTCGACTGTGATTTCAGGATATGATAATGTTGACCTCAACATCTTAGGTGGATTCGGAACTGTGGATTTGTCAAACCTTCCAGCAACAGCATTGACTGATGGTTTCGTAATCAGATTCAATTTTTACATTCCTGATAATACTCAAACTGAATATCATCCGATTGATTGGAACAAGATTCCGATTGTCAGAAATTGGTCAATTAATTATGATATCAAACCTACTGCGGAATTGGTTTGCACAGGCAACACATTCAATGGAGATACAACCCCACCAATAAACACAAAAATAGGAAATATTGTTTCTTTCAGAATTGGTGCTGCAACTACTGATTCAGATAGAAAAATATCATCTGTGAAAATAGATTTTGGAGATGGTTCTGAAAGTGGATGGATAGATGTTGCAGACCAAACTTTGACATCAACAACTTACGATGTTTCTCATGTATATACGGGTGCAGGTACGAAGTCTGCAAAGGCATATGCCAAAGACGATAAGGGCAATGAATCTGCTGCTTCAACGGCTATCTCAGTAGTAGTTGCAGAAGGACTTCCTGTTGCTGTTCTTAGAGCAAGTCCAGCACTAATTTATGCAGGTCAAGATATTACTCTCGATGCATCGAGTTCTTACTTAGTTTCTACAACATCAGGAATTGATATTACATCATATATTTTCAATAGTGGGGTAAGTGGTGCAAGTGATATAACTCAGACAGGTTCAACATTACAAGTTACTTATTCTACTGCTGGTGAATATGCAGCAACACTTCAAGTCAAAGATAATCAAAGTCCTGTAAATACTTCATCAACATCAACTGTTGTTGTCAAAGTTTTACCAATAAATACAGCAATAGATTTGTTTGCTAATTTGAACACAAGACCAAGTGGTTTTACTGCAAAAAGAAGTGCAAATATAACTTCGGTTTCAGTCTTAGATTCTGAATATCCTGACGTTACAGATATGGGTACTAGAGATGAAACATTTACTCTAACAGGTTCATTCTTGAAGGCAACAGCAACAACTGATATCTTACAGATGGAGACATACATTTCTGCTGGAACATTATTGTTTATTGAATGGGAAACTACCAATTGGGCGGGTCAATCTTCGGTTCAAAGATTCACAGGAAGAATGGTTGATTTCGATTATGAAAGAGAAGGTGGCCGACACGGTGAAACCCCATACTCAGCAACCTTCCAAATAGCATCTTGATAAAACGATTCATTGATAACGGTGGGAGAAAAAAGGTATTAGCATGGGAACAGACCGGATAGACGATGATATGTATGACAAAATAAAATTAGATGTGATGAAATATCACATTCAATATACCTTACAACTTACTGCTGAGAAACTTGCAGAAGCGGGTAAAACTATTGGTGATTTGCCGATACCTTCTGTTGAAGATATAGGAAATGCAGCATTTGCAGAATTACTTAACGCATCATCTCAACAAAATCAAACATTGAAAGAAATAACAGAAGAAGGGGGATTTTCAACATCAGCCCCAAACGTAATTCTTCGATATGATGAAAGTGATAAGAGAGATTTCAGTAAAATATTTCGTGAAGCAATTATCTCTTGTGCAAGTAATGTCAAAACATTTACAGAAAAGTTTGCCTGATATTCTATAAGAATAGTCAGATAAGTTATATTGATATACTGATGCCCCCTCGGATTGATTGCGAAAACACGCAACGGAGATGAAAAATATGACAACAACAGGAATAAATGGATGCTATGAAGATGCAAATGGAAACTATTGGTACAATGGAGAACAAGTAACTTTTGAGTATTGAATAAGTAAATGAATGAAATGAAAAAAGGAGATGAAAAAAATGACTATATGGAATAAAATAAATGACGAAAATACACTAATGAATACGGATAATTATGATTCAATTATCCAAGATAGGGGGGTTGGATATATCGTATTGAATGAACATTATTCGGCTGGATTTGCTGGTGTTACCTTCGATAGAGAAGAAATTGTAACAAATGCTTTCAAAGGTGGCTACGACAATCCAACATACGATGGTGAAAATCCATCAGGTATTGTTTATACTCACATCCTAAGTCCTTACACATTAAGATTACACGTTGATAAACTGATTTCTGATGACTTTGATTCTGCACCCGTATTGGCTGACAAAAGGGGTTTAACAGTAAGAATCTGTGGATGGGATAGCAGACGAGATTCGGTCATCGTCAAAGTTCGTTTCTATAACGAAAATTAAGTCCATCTGAAACACCTAACAAAATCGGGGGTCGCCTTCGGGCGACTCCCTTTTTTTTATTTTCAAATCCGATAGATATTCTATTGAACCACGTTTGCCCGATAGAGCCAATATGAGCGACTTCTTTGACTTGATAGTGCAACATTACAACCCAACGTCAGAAGCGTGGGAAAACGTGTCTGTAACGGGCGTAATCAGCATCAAAGTTAAACACAAACTAAATGCTTCATCTAGTTGTCAAATTGTTCTATCTAACGTAAGAGGAAAAAGAGCATTTACAATTTCAAGAGGTGATAGATTAACTGTCAAAGCAACTCCGAATAAATGGGTTTCAGGAAGTGTTTCAAAACCATTTGTATTCTGCGGAATCGTAGCAGATATAGAAACTTCTAATTCTACATATTCAGTTCTTGCTTACGATACATTAGGACTATTGACAAATGAAATTATGTTGACAAATCCATTGTCTATATCAACACGTTCAGATGGTGCTTCTGTTCTCAAAGAAATTGTATCAGGAAGTTCATACAGTTTACTAACAAGTCTTGAAAAAATGATGGGCGAAACAAGAGTAATCATTCCAAGTAATTTGAATCTGAAAGGTAAGACTAGATTATCAGGAATGCAATCAGTATTATCTTTGATTAATTCAACTCCAAATCTTTTCAGATTATCTTCCAGCCTTTCAGAAAGACGTGTTGAGTTCAACAGGCTTCCATCTCTCGATGACACAACTCACGTTCCGTATATCGCTGGCCGATTACCAAGAACTACTGCACCTTTGGATATCATACCAACTGCGATAGTTAGAGAAGAGGATGATTCTGATTTGATTAATGTTGTCTCAGTTCAGAATACTGATTTAGATATTTTAGTAACTGAACCTGAAACTTTACCAACATCACCAATCCAAAGATTGTTCCAAGAATCTATGGTTGCTGACGAAGTATCTGCAAGGTTATTTGCACGTCAGATTCTAAATCAACAGGGTATAGATAAATCAAGATGGATTGTCGAAGCAATTCCAAACAGATTAGACATAATTGCTGGTGATATAATTGAGTTCAAATCTATTGAAGGTGGACTTGCTGGAAAACAAATGGTTTTCGATGTAACTTGGAACATGACTACGGATGGTTGTGAGATGACTTTGACAGTTGGCCGACAAGCCCCTGATTTCATTACATCTATCAGATTTGCAGCAGGTCAAAGTATTTGATTACAAATCTGACTATTACGAATATCAAAATAGTGGTGTTTTAAGCCCGTCTTTTTTTCGGGTGGTATGATTTGACCTGTTGACGAAAAGAAGCCCTTAGAATGCTTGCATTCATATCGGTGGGGGTAAAATCAGTTGTCATGGCCGTAGTCAAAATCAACATTCCCTCAAAAAACAGACTTCCTGACCTTTGGGAAGATATTCAACCCGATTTTCCAATGCCTTCTCCAAGAACATATCAGGCCGAAGCATTATCTGTAATCAAATGGGCTTTGGATAATGATGATTTTGATAACATAATTGTTCAAGCACCAACAGGTATTGGGAAGTCAGCAATTGCTATGACTTTACAGAAGTGGTTTCAATCTGCATATCTACTCGCACCAAGTCTCGGATTGACTGAACAATACAAGAGAGATTATGGTTCATCTTTGAAAGAAATAAAAGGAAGAAATAATTTTCCATGTTGGGTCAGGGAAGGCACAGCAGATTCAGCACCCTGTTATGGTGCAAAGCGTTCATGCCCTCATACAAAAGAGGATGACCCATGCCCGTATTATGAACAGAAATTTGAGGCTGCAAATTCAAGATTAGTTTTATCGAATCCAGCATATCTTTTCAGATTGATTCAAGGAGACAAAAACTTTGGTCAAAGAGAATTTACAATTGTTGATGAAGCACATGATATGGAATCATTTCTTCTAGGATTATTTGAAACAAGAATTACTCTTGGAGATTGGGCGTTGGCTCATGGCTCAACAACTAATTTTCCAATGCATTATCATGCGGCAGATTGGATTCCAGCGATTACAGAATTACACAAAGCGGCACAGGTTGGAATAGAAATATCTGAACAAAATGAAGATGAGAAAGCAACAGAAAGATATCGAAAATTATTGGGTAAAACTACGACACTTCTTGAACTACTGAAAGAACCAAATCGAGTTGTTGTCGAAAATGAATCTGACCGGAACGGAAGGTATCTGAAAATAAGACCTGTTCGTGTCAACAGGTTAGCATCAGAAATGCTAGAACGTGTCTCCAAAAAACGAATCTTTCTTTCAGCAACAATTCTCGATGTTGATACTTTTCTTTCAGGTCTTGGATTAGAAAATCAAAAGAATCTTTATGTCAATATTACCAAGTCTCCATTCCCCCCTGAGAACTTCAAAATACATTATGCCCCATGTGGTTCGATGTCATATTCAAAGAGAGATAAATCTGTTCTGAAACAGGTCAAAGCAATTGCTGGAATTATGGATAGATATCCTGAGAGAAGAGGGGTTGTTTTACCACATAGTCATTTCATCAGAAATGCGATTGTCAATGGTTTGAAAGAACTCGGATATGGTGATAGAATAATTACTCACGATTCTAATCCAAGAGCAAGAGATGTTGCATTGAAACATTTCTTTTCTAGCGAAGATAAAAGTTTAGTTTTGATTAGCACATATGTTGGTCAAGGATTTGATTTCAAAGGCAAGTTAGCAGAATGGTTGGTCATCTGTAAAGTTCCATATTTACCAATCAAAGGAGATGCTGTGATAGAGCAACGATTACAGGAAGATGAACACGCTTGGCGGAGTAAGTATGAAGGAACTCTTGATTGCCCTTACGAGCCGCCTACAAAGTATTCTAACGGTATGTGCGGGTCATTCAATTGCCCTGCCCCCTGCAAGGCTTGGTATCAACTCCAAACAGGTCTGAAATTAGTGCAGGGTGCTGGCCGAATAATCAGAAGTCCAACTGACAAAGGAGACTTGTTTATCTTGGATGGTTCATGGGCTAGATTTGCTAGAATGAATGCTCGACTTTTACCACATTGGTTTCGTGGTTCAATCGGTGAAACTCCGAATTGGTTGAAGCGACATATTCAGTAAAACTTTGATGTTGGCCTCAACACGTTTATGCTCGGCAAACTCTTGCATCTCCAACTGCACAAACTATTTTCAAAGGCAGGTCATTCCATCCCCATTCAGCCGCTATTCTGAGAGAAGTTATTCTCCTAGAAGCGTTAGAACTGTTTCTTGATTCGTGGCCGCTAAGACCATATCCTGTGATTGCTGTGTAAATGTCAGAAGCAATGTATGTTTGCTTTGCGAATGCTTCCCATTCCCAAACTCTTTCATTGTATGCGATTGCAGATTGTGTTCCTTTTTGGATTTGATTAGTTTCAGATAATTTGAATGAGTAAACCCAATCTGATTTGTTGAAGTTCCATACAGACTTCAATCTCTTAGAAGCATATTGAGCAACGTGAACTAACTCATGTGCTAGGGCTACAACTGATTTAACTGAGCCATCGAAATGAACGTGAACATTGATAGCCGTAGCAAATCCATTTGCATCTGAATCTGTCTCTTGAACATATGCTTCTTTACCTACACCCCATTCGTCATATGTAGTTTTACTTGCACATACAATTGATATTCTGAACTTGTTCAATGCGATTTTACTAACACCTTCTGTTGTTAATGTTTGAAACACACTTTCTGCAACATTCTTTGTTGTGTAAGGTGCTGACATATTCTCAGGATTATAGAAAATGATAGGCATTTTATATCCATCCACTAAAACGGATTCCCATGATGTTTGTGTCTCTTGCGTCTTGCTCATGTAATGAGCAAGGGGGGCATTCCCCTTATCAATGTTTAGGCAATATCAATGGTTTTTGATATCAAAATTGTATTTTCTATCCACGCCAGCCATGTGATTCTTTCATAATGGTGGGCTAATCCTGATTGTTCATGGTCGAAGATGCGATAGTTGTGAGGCAAGCCCGTAGATGGATTCGTAAACAGGCTAAGGGGGATATGCCGGATGAACTATATTCAGCACTAGCAGAAGGTGCTAGTGGCCTTGAAAAAAGACAAATAAAAAGTCTTGCTAAGGTATCAAGAATTGTTGCAGATAATGGAACAATCAGACCTTACAACGATTTCAAAAAAGATTGGAAATATTCTAAGTCAATCTACGGCCATCGAGATACTTGTTCTTTATGTGGAAAAAGACCAATTGTTGAAAATTGTGTTCTTCTCGATGAAGAATCAAAAAGAGAAATTATTGTTGGTAATGTATGTGCATATAGGTATGTCGAAATCACAGTTGACAATCGAGTTTTAGATGGTGAAGAAAAGAAGGAATATCTCAAGACAAATATGAAGGAAGCCAAGCATCAATTTAACCGAACTACATTCACCCAAAAATATCCAGCAGCAATGTCTGACTTGAAGAAGTATGAAGATATGATGACAAACAACAGATTTCTATACAAAACAGATTGGAGAAAAAAGTTATGGAAATCTATTCATAGAAACATGGTTAAGAGATTGATTTCTCATGGATATCCAAGTCCTAAATTAAGTAGGCAATGGGATGAGTTTATTGGCTATGCAGAAGAAGAATATCAAAAGTATTGTGAACAAGAACAAGAGCATCAAAACAAGGTGCGAATACTTGTAGAAGAACGACAAGAAAGAAGGAGAAAAATGGCTCAAGAAATTGCTAGTAAAAGACAAAAATGGTTTGAGCAAATGGAGAAGTTTCAGATGATGATTAGGTCGCTTGATAATCTAAGTCTGTGGGAACAAACCATGTCTGTTAGAGTTGCATCAAGAATTAGAAATCAAGGAGTCAAAAGATTGGATTCAGGTTACAAGAGATTTTACCAAGAAATAGTAATTAGATATGCTTTGGAAATGGGGGATGAAAATCTTCCATCAACACCACTATCAGAAGAGATACAGGGGTGGGATAAAACAAGATTAAATGGATGGGAAAATGATTTTGTAAAATCAATAATAATCAAGGCAATGTTGAATCGAGAAATGACATCGAAACAGATGGAAATTATTGAAAAAATTAGGAAGAGATTGGCATGAGATTTTTAGATGGTAAACCAATTCCTAAGCAGGTTCTAACGCCTGATAATAGGAACTTAGGTTCTCCCTCAAGAATAGCAGATGTGTATGGTGTAAGCATCATTGAAAAATGTCTAAATCCTGATTGTGAGAGAGAAGCAGAAATGGATGCATTACTACTATCTCCGTTGAATCAATTTCCCAATATTGTAGTTATATGTGGAGACAAAGGATGTGGTGTTTATTGGACTTTAATTGGTTCTCCACCAAAGGAAACAGTATGGCTTCATATCGAGGATTGAAAAGGGTGGGATAAACGGATGAGTAGTATGGAAGAAAATGAGATAGAAGTTTTACAATCATCTGAAAGTGCAAGTAAGTTCAATGTTACAATTGGAGAACATGAAATTACTCTCATATTTTTATCTTCTAAGAAAGGTAGAATTGATTTCTCCATAGACATAGATTCAAAGCCAAAAGGCAAAGTCAATCTTTTATCTCAACATAGCATAAATCGTTTCGTTTCTTCTGCTGGTATTGCAGAAGGAGAAAAGCAACTTTTCAAAGATACAATGTTAGAAGTCGGAGTTATCATTCGGGATGCTAAATATACACCAGCACCCGAAGTTGTGAAGATTCCTGAAATTGACAAATATCTCGGACAGGATTCTACATTAGGGGCTGTTGATGTCAACACGATGGAAAAGTTTCTTGCCGATGATTTGTTGCTCGATAGAATCAACAAAATCTTACACGAATCAAGAGATACACCTTTCATCGGTGATGATGCAAATCTTCTATTGACATTTCTAGTTATTATGTCATGTAAAACTGACAACCCATTAAACTTGGAAATGGTAGCAACTTCTGCTGCTGGAAAAACATACATGGTATTGACAGCAAGGAATGGTGTTCCAAAGTCAATGTGTATGGTGCTTGCAGGTGCAAGTCGAGAGGCATTGAAGTATGACTATGATGAGATAGATGATGAGGGTAATTTCATTATTCATGTTGATAACAAATGCATTATTATCTTGGAGAAAGATGAGTCTTATTCTTTTGTCAAAAAAATGAAACCATTGATGTCAGGAGATGACGATGAATTAGTTTGGAAAACTCCAATTAAAAATGAGTTGACAGGTGAAATAGAAACTAGAGATTTTATCATTCGTGGTCAGCCATCTTTCATTACTTTGACAACAAGAAATCCAACAGAACAAGAGCAGATAACAAGAACTCTTTTGATGACTCCTGATACTACTGCTGGCAAGGTTGCTGATGTTGTGAAAAACTCTCTTTTGGCTAAAGCAAATCCTGACTTATTTCAGGTTCACAAAGACCTTACTTTAATGCAAGCATCCATGCTTTCGCTAGGCAAATATAGAGTTAGAAATATCTTCGCCCCTCAGATGGCAGATTTCTTTCCATCAAGGTCGGCTCAACATCAAAGAGACATAGGAAAAGTTTTGTCAATTATTGATTCAATTACTCTCTTACATCAGAAGCAAAGACCTGTATATACTAATTCAAATGGTGAACAATTTTTACTTGCATCAATTGAAGATAATATCATTGGTTTAGTCTTAGCAGATTTAGTATTGAGAGCAAGCCTATCAGGAGTGCCGGATGACTCTTGGGCTACCTTTACTCAGATGATTAAAATGGATGAATCTAATAGGGCTTTAACGGTTGATAATATACTACAATGGTTGCACATTCATGCCTTCTCTCTTTCAAAGAATGCGTTGATTGAAAAACATCTACCAACACTTGAAGATTCAGGATTAATTGAAGTTCTCAGAAGAGGCGGTGGAAGGGGTGGAAAAAAGAAAACATACAAGATTGTCAAGACTAGAAAAGGTCTGATGGATAATTATTCTTTGACTCCATTATTTGTAGAAGGAATCAGAAGTAGTTTGATGGATATCATTTCAGAATATCGTAGTATAATTAATGATTCAGAAGTTCCAACATCTACAAGAAAATTAGACAAAGGAGAAGGTCAAACTTTGAAAGAAATAGGTTGCCAAAACAAAAAAGAATCTAAGATTTGGAGAAGTTTGTTTCTTCCGACATATTTCCGACCAATCAATAAAAACACGTTGATGTCAACAATCATTGGTGATAGCGAACAAAACGACATTCTGTTCTCAGGAAAATCTTGGCTGGATGATAAATTAGAATCTGATGCAACTCAAGATTTGGAGAAGCATCGAGACATAAAAGAGAAAGTTAGAGAAGCATCCAAAGTTCATGTGAATGCAGATGATAATGATGTATGGGATGCACTTATGGAAAATCATTTTTCAGATGAGGATTTATCATCCCACTAATCATTCATAAGGGTGGGAGAAACGGATAGGAAATATGTCGCCTAAAAAGACCCCAAGTAAATTGCCAAAGTATGCTGAAAAGAGATTACGCCCATTCATAGATAGTGGGATTTCAAAAGGAATCTTTACTGATGATTCCACAGTAATTCAACTGTTCGCAAACTTTGCTAAAGACCCAACAAATAAACCACAAATAGACGCTCTCGGTGGAATGAAAAGTGAGATAGCACAGTCATTCGTTACAGATGCAGTTCTGATAGATTTAACTAGCATTCTAAGACAGAAAAGATACACAGCACACGTTGATGTTTTTGAAGTTGCACATAGGACAGTTGGAATCAATAAAGGCAATCCTCGCCCTGCTTGTTTTATGATAGGTCAAGCAGTTGTTGAAGATACAGATGGAAGCGTTATGGAATCAGCACTTTTCAGAATGAGTTTATGGGATGCCGAAACTGCAATAGCAGACGATGTTGAAGCAGGTGGAACTTACTCTCTAAGTGTATCTTGTAGGAATCTTGATGCAGAAGTTCTTGACCTTAGAACTCTTTCAGGAATTACTTCTTTCAAAGCAGAAAAATATGACCATTCTGATAGAATCGAATTACTAAAATCCATGTTCGATATTTCACCAATTTCTGATTTAGATGATGACATTAGTAGAAGCCCAACTGACTATCGTTTAGTTGAAGCAACTGTATCATATGCAGGTGTTCAGAATAGTAGGGCTGGAAGTCAATTTGGCAAGATGCTTTTGAAGGATGATTCTACTATGACTATGGAAGCAATTGAGAGTGGTGAAAATCTTCTTTTGAATTGTATAACATCTACATCAATCGCAGCAAGATTTGGAAAATACAGTAGGATTCTTGCACTTCTAACTACCAAAGATAATGGTGAATATGGACTGTCTGCAAACGTGGAAACTGCAATAGGAATTATCACAGTTGCACCCCCTGTTCCTGAGACTTCTGTTGGTTCAGATGATGATGATGACGATGCTGCTGATTACTTCAATAATTCAGACATCAAAACTATTGGTGATGATGATGAAGATGAAGAAGAAAAAGAAGCAGAAGAAGTTGTTGAAACTGTCGAAGCCGAAGCAGAAGAAGTTGTTGAAGAACCTGCTGTTGAAGTCAACACCAAATCTGATGAGAAAGCAAGTCCAGCAGAATCCGAAGATGACGATGATGATTGGGAAGATTGGTGATTAAAGTGGCGAAAAGAAAAGTTGAGAAATATGCAGATTTAATCGAGTCCTGTGATACAGGAACAGATATGGCAAATCGGCCTCAACTAAAGCATATGAAACTGCAAGGATTTGCAGGTGGTGGTAAGAGCCATTTCGCTCTTACTACCTTTGCTCACTTGTCAGAAGGCAAAGACCCTGACGCTTGCTTATGCACTATCATTGACTGTGATTTAGAAGGTCAGACGGCTCTTGTAAAAAGGGAAGATATTATTCCAAGTGAATTACGTTCAAGACTAATTAGAAAAGTTTGCAGAACACCAGCAGATGTAAATGAAATCGCATTGGCATTTATTGATTTACACAGACAACATCAAGAAAAATATCCTGATGGTTGTCGAGTTTTAATTTTTGAAAATGAAGCAGCATTCTATGTTGGTTGTCGAGACTATTATTCACATGAAGTTCACGGTAAAAGTGAAGCAGATTTAATGTTAGCAAGACAGACTCAAGCAATAGCAGAAGGCAAGAAAACACTACCTGCTTTCAAAGAGGGTCAAATGCATTCTTACAAAGTGATAAACAAGATGTTCTTTACTCCATATGAAAGAATCAAAATTGCGGCAGAAATGTTCCAATTTAATTTCATATCTACTACCCTTTTGAGGGAATATACTGAGGGGTATGGAACTGCAAATGAAAAGAGAGTTATCACAGCAGCAGGTCGAGCAGATATGACCGACCCCATCTTTGATTGGATAATTGAATTTCACCAACAACAAAGAGCGAAAGGAAAAGAAATCAAAACAAGACATATTGCGATTGTCAGAAAGAGCAGAACTTGTGAGCCATTTCAACTAATGCATCCAACTCAAGAAAAGTTTTGGAAGGCTGTTGAAGATAACAGTCAATAATTATCAAATAGAGACAAACTGAGGCATTGAAATGAAAGTTCCGTACTTATCCGCATCAAGACTAAAACTTGCTCAGGATTGTATGTTTTCTTATGGGAAAAAATACGACCCTGATACTGCTGATGATAGAACTATCAGATGGAAGAATG